CGACACCGTCGACTGCGTCGATCCGCCCGTGGCGCCGCTGACGCCCGAGTAGGCCGACGACGTAGCCCACGGGTAGGGCTGCGCCGGCCAGCACGACACCGACGCGCCTGCCCCGCCAGCATTGACCGACGCCGTCAGGGTGCTGCCATTCAAGCCAAAGGTGACGCCATTCAGGTTGCTGAACGTGAGGGCAGAAAGGTTCTGGCTCGTCGTGCCGGCGGACACGTTGATATTGGTGAGGCCACCGCCGCCAGGAGCGACGCTCGCCGTGATGACCGAGCCATTGAGGCCAAAGCTCACACCGTTGGAATTGCTGAATGTGACAGCGGAAAGGTTTTGTGACGTCGTGCCAGCCGACAGGTTGATGTTGGTCAGCCCGTTGTGGACGGCGTAGGCCGACGTCGTCGATCCACCCGACGTGATGGACCACGACACGCGCTGACCGAGGCTCACCGGGGTGTCGGCAAAGTCCAGCGTCGAGAAGTTCCAGCCGGTGCCGGCAAAGCGCGCCGCCTGATCGCGCTGCGAGTAGCTGGCAACGATCGACCCGTTGGAGCCAATGGCCGAGAAGTCCCACGACACGCCGTTGGCGTTGACGAAGTCGAGGCGCGTCACGTCGCCCGACGCGGCGCTTCCGCTGATGCGGATCGGCTGCACCGTCTGCGACGTGATGCCGTTGTGCGACGCCACAAGCCCGCCAGCGGTCGTCGAGAACGACACGCCGTTGCTGTTTACCAGCGACAGCGTCTGGAACGTGCTGGACCCGTTGGCAGCCGACACCGCCTGATTGCTTTGGCTGGTCAAACCGTTGTGACTAGCAATGATGGCGCTGCCGGCCGTCGTCGAGAAGCTGATCCCGTTGGCGTTGGAGAATGACGCCGTCTGGAAGGCGAACGACCCGTTGGCTGCCGACAGGGCCTGCGCACTCTGCGACGTGAGCGCCGTGGCCACAGACGCCGTCATCACCGACCCATTCAACCCAAACGTCACGCCGTTGGCGTTGTCGAAGGTGACGGCGCTCAGGTTCGCCGACGACGTTCCAGCCGACAGCCGGACGGCCGACAGCAGACCTGCCGTGCTGGGCACCGTGTAGGACGCCTGAAGGGTGCCAGCGTTGTTGGAGAACGTCAGGCCGTTGGCGTTGCCGAAGTTGAGCGTCTGGAATGTCGACGACCCACCCGAGGCAGAGAACGCCTGCGCGCTTTGCGTCGTCAGGCCATTGTGACTCGCCGTGATCGTGCTGCCCGACAGGCCAAACGTCACACCGTTGCTGTTGCTAAACACGGCGTTGGTCAGGTTGGCGCTTGCGGTCCCCGCCGACAGGTTGATGGCGCTGATCCCGCCGCCGCCCGTCGACACCGACGCCGTCATGACGGAGCCGGACAGGCCGAAGGTCACGCCGTTGGCATTGGAAAAAGCCACGGTGCCAGACGTCGCCGTCTGGGTGCCGGCCGCAAGCGCGATCCCGCCAGCGCCGGCCGGCGCGGATGCCGACAAAAGCGATCCCGAGCTGCCAAAGGTGACGTTTCCGCCGCTGAATGTGACCGGGGTGTAACTCACACGATCACCCACCCTGTCCCGATGCTGCACACCGTGATTGACTGATAGGTCAGCGTCAGCGGATAGGATGCCCCACCGTCGATGGTTTGGCCAGCCTGCGGCGACACGGTGACGGTGTCAGCGCCGATCCGCTTCACGGTGAGCAGTTGCCCAACGACGTCGCCCGCCGACGGCAGGGTGACCGTCGAGGCGCCCGACACAAGGACAACGCGGTCAGCGCCGTTGATGGGGCCCGACGCCGTCAGCGTGCGCACTTGGACGGCGCCCGAGACCAGCCTCTCAAAGGTCCGCACGGTGGCCGGATCGGTGCCGACTGCCTTCGCAATCTGCGCCCTCGACAGCCGTAGCGACACCTGGGACGTGGTCACCGTCAGAACTCCAGCGGCTCAAGCCGCGCCTCGAGCCTCGCAAACGAAGCGTGAGCCACGCTGGTGCCCCGGAACCGCTGCCCCCGCCAGTTGCGCAGGGTGCCGTTGCGCATCCAGCGAAGGCGCTTCAGCGCGTCGCCAGTGCGGCCGGCATCGACGTAGCGGTCTTGCGACCACGTCCGGCCGTCCAGCGTGTAGGACGTGGAGACGCGTGGGTCATCACCAACCGCCACACGCCCGGTCAGCGCGACCAGTTCGAGTTCGTGAAAGATGGCCCCGCGCGACTCGTTGTAGACGAGGCCGGTGGAGAACTCCCACCGGACCGTTTCGCCCCAGTGCGAGGACACACGCTGGTCAAGGTGGCCCACGCTGAATGACAGCGGGTCGGCCACCTGCCAGCGGTTGTACGCCCACACAAAGTGACGCCCACGGTAGGGGGCAAAGCCCGTCAGCGACGTCGTGAGAACAAACCAAACCGCCGTGGAGAACGCCTGCGACGCCGTGCCGTCAAAGACAAACGTGCGGTCGGGGAGGTGAATGTAGAGGTGCTGATGTGCGTTGTCGTTGCGCACCTCGACGACGGTGGACGCAAGTTGCGTCTCCGTGTAGCCGGCGAGGATGCGGTCCACCTCGACGGTGCTGATCTTGGTCGCGTTGCCGCTGCCGGCGAGGTAGACGCCGGGCGCCTCGTTGTGGCCGGAGCCGACAAAGGCGATCGCGTCCATGAACACGCATTTGGCGTGCGTGCCGACAGCGCCCTTGGTGATGTGCGCGCCCTCGATGCGCTGAAGCGGGAAGCCGTCCCCGCCGACGTTGTCGAACACCTCGATGGTGTAACGCCCCAGCGCGTAGAGTTCGTTGCGCAGCACCTCGAGGCCAAGGATCGGGTCGGGGTTGATCTCGGCGCTGCCGTACTTCAGCGGGTTGACGCTGAACGGGTCGGTGAGTTCCGTCACGACGATGAACTCACCGTCAGTCGTGACGAAGTAGCCGTCGAGCCAGACCACATCGAGGGCCACGCCAAGGTCCGGGTCGGTCACCTGCGCCAGCGTGGTGCCGTCGTAGAGCCACAACTGGCCATCCGACGCGATGGCCAGATAATCGAAGCTGTAGACCATCGACGCCGTCGAGGCCCCGCCGACACTGCCGATCGTCGCCACGTTGCCGATGTTGTCGACGCTGACCAGGTCCTCACCCATGACCCGATAGCAGACGCCCTCCCACTCGATGCCGCTGCGACACACGCCCGGGCCGGTGCCCGTTTCGACGAGGCCATCGGCGGGGCGCAGATAGCCCCCGCTGATCCCGCTGTCGGTCGGCGTCGGCACAAGATTCACCGGGTAGGCCAGACGAAAGTCCGGCCCGCCATCGGTGAAGATGCCCGAGAGGATCGGGACCTGCGTCATCAGCCGATCCGCCAGTTGGTGCCATCGCTGTAGACGGGGACGTTGTTGCTGCCGCCGCCTGCGACGATGCTGTGGAACGTCGTGGCGTTGGCGTCGGTGACAAATCGCCGCTTGCCTGACGGCGCCGCCCCTCCAAGGCCAGCCACGGTGGTCGGGGTCTGAAGAATGGCAATATCGACGTTGACGTTGTCAATGACGGCAGAAGGGGCCTCAAACTCGCCAGCCGTAACGGCGGCCGACCCGCAATCAACTGAGCCCGTCCCCTTCGGCGTCAGGCTGATCGAGATGTTCGCAGCGGCGCCCGAGGCCAGAAGCGTCACATCGGAGCCAGATGACGCAAGAGTCAGCGTGTCGTTGACGGTGCCCAGCGCCCCCAGGCTCTGCGACGTTGTGTACCACGTGGCCTGAGACTCACGGAACCGCAGCGCAAAAAACCCGCCCGTGCCAAGGGCGCTGGGCTCACCAAGCACCGTGGCGCCGTTGCCGTCGACGGTGAGCGCAGTCACCGACTGCGAGCACGTCACGATGATCTCCTGCCCATCGAAGCAGTCAGCGACGGGCGGGAGAGTGATGGTGCCAGCGGCAAAGGCGCCGGTGGGATTGGCGATGAGCCAGATCGACTCGCTCGCCGCGTCGAGCTGGATGTTGAAACCAGAGCCCGTCGGCGCCTCGAGGACAGTCGTGAACTCAGGATCTGCGAACGTCGAGCGAAACCACGCCAGCAACGTCGACAGGCTCGCCTTCCTGGCGTCGCCGTTGGAGGACGAGTAGACCGGAAGTTGATCGCTGGACGACAGCGACGACGCGGACGGAAGCTGGTTGATCGTGGGCATCGTGACTCCTCAGTCGTAGACAAGATCTCCATCGTCGCCGGCCTGCACCTCTTCGGCGGGCGGCTCAAGGAACTCTTCAGAGCCCCATCGCCACGGCTTGTTGCCCTGACCGGCGGGCATCGTCGACGGCAGCGCCATCTCAACAGGCGTCGTGGCGCGCGCCAAAAGCGTGTTGTACCCACGGATCGCGCTGGCCTTGGTGTCGGGCATGACCTGCTTGCCGTAGCCGGGGGCGATGCGCACGGCGAGCGACAGGAAAAGCGTCTCGACGGCGCTGTCGGGGACGTTGGTGGCGTCATCAAGACTGGACTCTGCCGGCGAGGCAGGCAGCGGGTAGCCGATGCGGATGCCGCGCCCGTTCCACTCGGCCACCATCGCGTCAAGGCGCTTGAGCGCCGACGCAAGCTGACCCGGCTGCACGTCGTAGACCTCGGCGCCAAGACCGATTTCCTCAAACGCAGCCATCACGATCTGCCGCTTGGTCCAACCCATCAGGCACCGGCCTTCATCGCGTCGGCGATGGCCTGCGACAACTTGCGGTCAGAGGTGCGCCCGTCGAACTTCAGGCCAAGCGCCATGGCCTGCTCCTCGAGTTCCCGGCGCGTGGGCGGGGCATCGTCATCTGGCACAGCAGCGGGCGCCGCAGGCTGCGGAGGACGGCACGCATCGGGGATGCTGCAATGCCAGCCGGACGCCAGCGCGGCAGCAAGGCCAGCGGCGTCGGCGATGCCCTTTGACTCGTAGGTGCGCCCAAACTCGCCGTGGTGCGGGCCGGGGCTGCGGTAGACGATCGTGGGGAAGTCAGACACGGCAGCACCTCAAGCGAAAGCCCCCGCCAGCATAACACCGGCGGGGGCCGTCGTCGACCACCTCAGGAGAGGCGGTAGGTCTCGAACACGCCGGCCGACACCTTGCGGGTGCGGAAGCGGCCCGAGGTCACCGTGGCAACGGTGAGGGTGCCGACCACGGTGTGATCGGTGTTCACCTGCACCGTGAAGGTGTTGGCGCCCTTCTTGATGATCGACCAGTCGACCGAGTCGCCAACGGCGAAGTCGGTGGCGGCCTCAAGCTGGGCGCCGGTCGGCAGGGTGCCGGTGACGGCAGCGGCCTCCGACGTGATGATCCCGCCGAGGATCATGGCAACGGTGATGTTGCCGGTCACGTCGAGGGCGATCGGGGCAGCCTGGACAGGCGCGCCCTTCAGGCCGTCGGCGCGAACCGTCGGCGCCGTGCCAACCTCGTACAACGCCGGGAACGGGTTGCCCGAGTTGTCGAGGATGAGCGTGGTCGCAGCGCTGACGGCGGCGCTGACGTACTCCACGCTGTTCGGGACGAAGGCGATCAGGCTCTCCTTCGTCGGGTAGTTGGGGAAGCCAACCAGACGCGAGAGGGTGCAATCCCCCTCCGAGTAGATGGCGATCTTGTCGTTGGCGGCGGCGCTGATGCGCGCGGAGCCACCGGCGGGGACGATGAGGCTGGGCATGTCTGACTCCTGCTGATGTGTGAGAGACGAGGGGAGAGAAGGGGGCGCCCCGTCATGAGGCGCCCCCAGATGCTCAGGTCTGGCTGAACATCATGACGCCGGCCATCTCGGGGTCGAGAAGCGTCACACCGAAGAACACGTCGAAACGGAACTTGGTGTTGAGCGCATCGATCCCGGCCTGCTTGCTCATGATGAGCTCGACGCCCTGATCGGTGCTGCCGCGCATCACGCTGATGCCGCCATCCGACGGGACGACGAGGCGCCCGGGCAGAAGCTCGACGCAGCCCTCGACCCAGAACGGGTTGAGGAAGCCCGCCACGGTGTTGAGGAAGGTGATCCCGGCGGTGCCCGACTGCGCCGTGACAACGCAGTTCTGGTACTGCTGCTCGGCCGCGCTGCCGCCCTGGTTGCTGATGATCGGGGGCGAGATCACCAGATCGTTGCCCGACACGCTGATGACCCGGAAGGTCTTGAGCTGGCCGGTGGACTGCTTGGTGATCGGGTGGACGGCCTCGACGTTGCCGATGGTGAACGCATCACCCGCGCGCACATTGGTGCCGGACGACACGGTGATCGTGTCGTAGCGGTTGTCGACGTTGCCGCGCTGGCCGGTCGACGCAACCGAGGTGGCCTGCGGAACGTAGTAGTTCCCGGCCGCCGTGAGCGTCGACATGGTGATCGCGCTGCCGCCGACGGCGAGGGCCGCCGCCTTGCGCTTCGCGTAGTCCAACTTCCACGTCGAGATGCCCGACAGCTCGCCGACGTACGCCTTGCGCAGGGCCTTGACGCTGGTCTCGTTGTCGAGAGAGCGGCTGGCCTTGCTCAGGTCATTGGCGGCGCCGTTGTAGTCGCGCGTCGAGTAGGCGAGGTGACGCCCGTCGAGCGGGACGCCCGTCTCGTTCATGATGGCGTCGACGGCGGCGACGTCCTCAAAGCCCGCCGAGGCGCCGGAGCGCTTGACGAACATGGTGGACTGGTCGCTGACGACGTCGAGAACGGCGCGGTTGATGTCGCTGGCCAGCTTCTGGCGGGCACCGTCGCCAAGGCGCTTCTCCTGGAGGGCATCGCGCAGCTCGGTGGGGCTCATGAGCCACGGCGAGGACTTCAACTGATCGATGCTGGCGGGCACCGACAGCTGGGTCCGCTGCGTGAAGTTCGCCGACTGGTCGAGACCGTCGAACGACGGCATGATGTAGGGCTTGGGGCGCCAGATGACGTCGCCAGCGCGGGCCATCATGGTCTGATCGCTGCGGTAGGTCTTGACGAGGCGGCTGATCGCCAACTCGTCGTTGAACGCCGCGAGAACCTCCTCAAACGCGACGCGCTCTTCCTTGCTGAAATCGTTGGCCATGGGTCACTTGCCTTTCTGCTGGTTGCGCTTGTACGCGACAACCTTGGAGTAGTCCCCGGTGCGTTCGGCTTCCTGCCGAAGCTTGTCGAGGGTGGAATCGGTGCCGGACGCGCGGGCCGTTCCGGTGATGGGCTTCTCGGCGGGCGGTGGGCTCTTCTTCGTCATCTTGATCTGGCTCTCCAGCTTCGCGAGGGCGAAGGCGAACTTCACCGGGTCGGTCATCGCGGCAATTTCCTTCGCCTTCGCAGGCGCCTTGCCGAGCGCGTAGGCCACAAGGGCCGGGTTGTCGCAGCCTGCGAGGAGGATTGACTGCTGAGCCACGCTCAACGTGTCCTGCACCACCGCTTCGGCATCGTCGTAGTCAGAGACTCCCAGCTTGGTCTTTGCCTCGCTGTAGGCGTTCAGCTTTCCCTGCCACGCCTTGCGCTCTTCCTGCGCCTTCGCTTCCGCGTTGGCCTTCGCCGCTTCGACCCTTCGACGCTGCTCGTGCCAGGCGTCCAACGCCTGCTCGAACTTCTCGTCGTCGTAGTCATGGTCCTTGAGGGTCGGCTTTGGCCCCAGCGTCGGCGCTGCCTCGGCTGCGGGTGCCTGCACGGCAATCCGTGCCTCAAGTTCCTTGATACGGCGCGCGTCCTCGCGGGCCTTGCGGCGAAGCTCCTTCACCCACTCGGGTGCGGGCTCTTCCTTTGGGGCCGGCGAATCCCCGATGGAGATCTCGACGTCGTCGGACTGCGCGGGTGCCTCGGTTGCCTGTTGTTCCCCGCCCTCTGCGGGCGTTTCCGCCTCGGCGGAAGGTTCGGTCGGCTCGTTGGCCTCGGGCTGCTCGGTGACGTTGACATTCTCCTCTGCCGTGTTGTCGCTCATTCGATGACCTCGACTACTCGCCCGTAAGGCCGGGCGGGGGCCTGCTGGCCATTATGGCCGCACGCGGACAGTAGCGCAATACGCGCACGGTCAAGCGCAAAATGCGCTCACGCCTTGGGCGGTTTGGGCTGCCCAAACCCCGCCCGCGAGGCGCCATCCAACTCGGCCACCGTCTTCAACGTCTCCGCTTCGATGCGGGCAGTATCGGCGCGCGCCTTCTCGGCGTTGGCGACGGTGAGCACCGTGTCTGCACGCGCCTTGGCGGCCTTGGCGGTGGCTTCCTCGGCCAGCGACTGCGCAAGAACCTGGTTCGGGTCAGGCGGGGCATTGGCGGCGGCCTGAGCCATCGCAGCGGCCTCTTCCTCGGTCGGCTTCATCACGCCGGCCTGCACGAGCTGGCGGCGGAAGTAGTCGCGGACGTCGGTGAGCCCTTCGCCCTCGAGGTTGGCGATCGCCACGCTGGTCAGCACCTGACGCGTCGTCGGGTCGTCGCTGATCGCAAGCAGGCCAGTCACGGCGCGGACCGTGGCGGACCGCCGCGACTGCGACGACGGCCCAACGTCAACGACGACGTCAAACATGGCGCTGTCAAAGTCGTTCTCCGTCGTAACGGCGCCATCCTCACCGATCACGGGCCGCTTCAACTCAACGGTGCCCGCCTTGCCGTCGGGTGCGATCGTCTTCATCTTGCGGCCGTCCTCGACGTACACGTCACGCGCCATTGAGAGCCACACCTCGCCGACGCGCTTGAGGGCGCGGGCGAAATTCGACATGTAAATGAACGCCTGCATGTCCAGGCGCTGCTGCACCATCTCGACGGTGCGCCCGCTGACGTTGCTCTGCACCTCGTCGGCGCTGGCGGACTTGCCAAGGATGTCGGCCATGTCCTGCTCTGTGATCTGAAGCGCCGCAGCCATGGCCGGCGGAATGTTCGGGACCTTGGTGTAGGCGAGCGGGCCCGTCAGCGACTGCGACCCGTCAGCGTTGGTCACCGGGTTGACCAGCAGGTAGGGATAGTTCTTGCGGTTGTCCTGCGACCACTGAACCTCATGTCCCGTGACCTGCTCGGGCAACAGGATCGGCTTCTCGACCGTCGACAGCGCGCTAATCTCAGCCAGCCGGCTGATCTGCATGTTCTTCAGGCGCTGCGCGTCCTTGGCAAGCCGGACGTGGCCCATCATGCGTTCGATGTTGTCGACGATCCATCTCTTGCCGAACACCGGGATCACGGGGATGCAGCGCCCGGCGATGTAGCCGCAGTCCTCGAGGATGCCGCCGCCAGACATGATCCACTTGTGAACGCGCTTGCGCTTCACGCGCTTCTGGCGCACCTCGCGGGAGCCAGCCGCCTGGAGTTCCTTGCGGAGCTCGCCCTCGTCGTCGTCGAGTTCTTCGGTGCTGTATCGCTCTTCGGTGCCGTCGATGGAGCGGAAGATGTGCAGCGTCTCGGGCCGCTCCTCGACGCGATAGACCTCGGCGACGTACACCGTTTCAGCGGGCTGCCAGTCAAACTCTGACGTGCTGATCTCCTTTGGCCACGACGCCGGGTCATCGTTGTACGTTTCGATGTAGGCATCGATCGTCATGGGCGTGAGGACGAAACAGGACTTTGCGTCTGCCTTGTCGGCGCGGCGAGAGTTGAGGTCAAAGAACACCGTGGAGTCGGCGTCAAAGATCGGTTCAATGCGGATGCGCTGGTGGTCGTTCTCGTCGTCGTCCTCGTCTTCCTCGCAGGCACGCAGGCGAAGCGCACCAATGCCGCCGCCGACGGCCTCCTCGAAGGCGTTGTCGTAGGCTTCCTGCGCGTTGCTGTCCTGCTCGTCGGCACGGTAGAGGCTCTGCACCGTCTCTGCCCACTCGTCGCCGGTGGTGCCGTCCTTGGGACGGAACGCCACATCGATCCGGTTGGCGCGATACTCGTTGAAGATGCGGATGACGCTGAGATGAACTTTGTTCACCTCAAACTTCGGCTTGTTCTCGAACTGCTCACCAAGCGGGCCTTCCCACTGAGCACCGGCGATGCTGTAGAAGCGACGATCGGCAAGGGCCTGCTGACGCTCGTCACGCACGGCGCTGATGATGCTGTCGAACTCCCGCAGGCACTCGTCATGGATGCGGCTGTCGCGATCGCTCTTCTTCTCACGGGCCATGGATCACCACCTGGAGTCAACGGGAATGGGGCGGGCCTGCACGGTCTTGGTGACAGCCCTGCGCGCACTTTCGCACGCATAGCGTAGCGCGTCGATCGTGTGGTTGTGCTTGTCTTCAAGCACCGGCATCACCTTCCCGGTCAGCGGGTCGGTCTTGTAGCTGTAGGTGGTGAGCTCGTCGATGACGTGCCGACAGCGCGGATGGACGACAATGTCGTGCGACCGCAGCCACTCCACGCCTTCCTCGACCGACCGGGGTCCTTTGACCGCCGGCATGATCTTCGGAAACCCATGCTTGCGCATGTGGCTGATCGTCTCGGGGCGACTGCCGTCGGCCACGATGGGCCACTTCTCGGCGGCCGGCACTGTCAGAAACAGCGACGGCGTGTCGACGATCTCACACCCGATCATCCACGCCTCGTGGTCGATGTAGATCGTGCGCCCCTCGAGGTAGCAGCGGACCAGCACCGTTGGGTCAGCCGCAAAGCCCCAGTCGGCGCCGAGGCGGAACATGGCATCGCGGGGGGCCTCGAACTCCTCAACGCGCCAGTTCTTGAAAACGCACGCCTCCGAAAGTGTCAGATACGCCCCGCCCCACACATGCGCGTAGCGGCCGGGATCGCGCCTCTGATCGTAGTCCTTTTCCGCCCTCAGGACGTCGGGGAACCACGGGTTGTCCTGCCAATTGACCTCGCGCCGAATCGTGCCAGGTGGCGCGGTTTCGCCTCGGAACATGGCGTCGACCGGGTCGGTTGCCGACTTGGGGTTCCATGTGAACACGATTTGCGAGCCCGGCGCACGGATGGTCGGGATCAACGTGTCAAGGCTGCCTTGGCTCACCGTCTGGGCCTCCTCGACCCAACACACATCGACGCCTTCCATGGACTTGACCGACTCGATGTTGCTGCGCAGGCCGGCGAAGATGAACAAGGAGCCATTGGCGCCCCTGATCTCCGTCTCAAGGCTGGTGTAGAAGTCGCCGAGGCCCAGCCGGGTGATCTCGTCGTCGAGAAGGCGCTTGACTGAGTCACGGATCGACTTCTGGATCTCGCGGGCGCACAGGATGCGCAACGGTTTCTCAGCGGCACGCAAAAGCAACGCCGTCGCTACGCTGCGGGACTTGGCGCTGCCTCGCCCGCCGTGGATGGCAAAGTAGCGCGCGCTGGGGTCGAACAGGCACGATGCCCAGTCGGGGAGTTGTGCTCTCATGGCTTGACGAACTCGACACGGATCGCCGCCCTGATCGGGTTGTCGACGTCACCCGTCACGACGTCAGGCGCCTTGCCATATACCCGATCTGCGATAATGGCGGCCGCTTGGGTGCGCTCCTTTGGCGAGCTCTCAAGCGCCACCTGCTGCACAGCAGGAAGCACCGTGCCGTCGTCGCATGGGATGACCTCGCCGGTGGCCTGGGCAACGAGGACACGCAAAGCGTCAGGCGCCCGGCTCTTGAACCAGTCGGGCAGTTTTGGCCGACCCATGGGGTTGGCACTGTTGCCGGGCAGGAGCCGGCCTTGCGCATCGCGGGCTGGCTTGTTGTCCACTTGAAGCACGGTAGCGGAATCATGCCAAAAGAAAAAGCCCCCTCACAACACCACGTCGGAGAGGGCTTGCGGCTCCTGTGGGTGTCCGCAGGGGCACGGTACGGGCTAGGGCGCGTCGGTGTCAACAGGCGCCACGT